GATACGGTGGGCGCTGATGGCGACCCCTCAGAATTGGCCAATGCGCGCACGGAGGCCTATGAGCAAATCCGTAAAATCCTTAATTTAAGCACCCCCCTCATTGCTGGTTCTAGTCGTATTGAAAAGATGTTTGAGCTGGGCGATCAGCGGTATTATTATGTGCCGTGTAAAAAATGCGGCTTGATGCAGGTCTTGGAGTTCTGGGGCGAGCATCCCGACGGCTCCAATTGGGGAATGATTTGGAGTACAGAGGGCGACGGGCGGCTTGTTCCTGGTAGTGTGCGCTATAAATGCCGGGAGTTTACCTGTGGGCATATGCACAAAAATGAGGATAAGGTCTGGATGTGGCCCCGTGGCCAATGGCGACCAACTCAAAAAAGCTCTAGCCCGACGCTGCGTAGCTATCACTTGAGCGGTTTGTATGCACCGGCAGCAATGAAAACTTGGGAGAGTGGGGTTTTGCAGTATCTCAAGGGCTGGGATGTGCAGGGCGTGAGGCCCAAAGATCTGGGCGCGTATCAAGTTTTTCGCAATAACTTTCTTGGCAAAACCTATGCCATACGCGGCGACAAGGTTTCTTTTCAAGCGGTCAGTTCTCATCGGCGCGCTGAATATCGTTATGGGGAATTAAGCAATCAACTCGCGCTTGAGCAGACCGGGTATATTATGAGCTTTGTGACCTGTGCGGTTGACGTTCATAAGGAATATTTGTTTGTGGCCTGTTTTGGCTGGACCCGTGGCGGGCGCTGTTATCTCTTGGACTATGATACTTTAGAGGGTGACGCGGAAAATATTGACGACCCAGCGACCTGGGGAAAGCTGCGAACGATCATCCAGGACCGGCGCTATATCTCTGATGATGGCAAAACATACTGGATTGTGCAGACCAATATTGACGCGGGTTTTAATAATGCCCTGGTGACGCAATTTTGCGCTGAATACAAAATTGGGGTCGCGCCTATTCTTGGCCGGGATACTCCGACCAAAACCCAGCGTATCCAAGAGTTTGCGCCCTTCACTACCACCCTGGGCACGGTCGGCTTTCGGGTGACGGTGGATATCTACAAAGATAGATGGTCGGCAGCTTTGCGCCGGGTCTGGGTCGAGGGCAAACAGCCTGCCTGGTTCTTTAATGCCCCAGGAGATTGCACGGATAAACACCTCACAGAATTGACCAAAGAAGTGAAGCGCGAAAAGCTGGAAAAGAAGACCGGGCGGCGTATTGGCTTTGAGTGGTGGCGACCCAGTGGGGCGCATAATGAGCTGTGGGATTTGCTGGTGTATAATACCGCTGCCATGGAAATGGTCGCTTGGGATGTTTGTATCAATAGTTTACAGCTTGAATCGGTGAATTGGACAGCCTTTTTTGACATGTGCGAGAATGACCACCTCTATTTCACTGATCCCGATGATGCCCCCACTGATGCCCTCACAACTCCGCCCCCTGGCTGAGAGCAAATCCCTTCTTTTTTTTTAGTGGATTGTATCTACTATGCCCTTAGTAGTTACATGGTGAGTAGGAGACTACGGGGGTATTTCGCGTGGATGCTGCATTTCTTCAGGCTCGTATTGATGCGATCAAGATACAGATAGTGGACCTGGAGAATGGGTTTACTGCGTTGATGGCCGGGACTATCACCCATTACGAACTCGATACCGGCCAATCAAAAACCATCGTGACCAAAATGCAAATTAACATGATCTCGCGCATGATCGATGCCCTGATGGAGCGCTGCTATAGATACGAAGTGCGCTTGAAGGGCGGCGGTACAATTATCGCCGGGCCGAGTATGTACTAATGTGGCCATTTAAAAAGAAAACCAAAATTGGTGCTGGAGACAAAAGTGATGGAGTGGAAATACTTTCATCCACTGAAGCAAGCGCGCTGAATGATTTACGCATGATCACTATGGATGATCTGACGGCATTTCACAGCCAAGGTTTGACCCCCTCTATTTTCCAAAATTTCGACGGCAATAAATTTTACAACGGCTATGGATTAACAGACATTCAAATTATAGACTATTGGGCACTACGGCAAAAATCATTATCGCTGTTTACGACTAATTTATATGGTCGCGGTATTATTCGCCGCTATGTCACCAATGTTATCAATGACGGTCTGACCCTGGAAAGCCAGGTTGAAAATTCAATTATCGGCATGAGCGATGATGCGGCAGCGGAGTGGACGGAAAACGTAGAAAACCGTTTCAATCTCTGGGCCAGTAATCCCAATCTATGCGATTACAAACAAAGAGTCGAGGGCGAATTTGGCGAGATCCAGGCAGAGGCTTATCAATCGGCTTTAGTTGGTGGTGATGTTTTGGTGGTGATTCGTTTTTCACAAAAATATAATCTCCCATACATTCAATTGATTCCAGGCGAAGCGGTGGTGATGCCTTTAGTCGAACAGAAAAATACCAAAATAATTCACGGCGTGGAACTCGATTCGCGCAATCGCCAGGTTGCGTATTGGGTGCGCCAGGAAGACGGCACTGTGATTCGTATGGCGGCAGTGGGCGCGCGGACAGGGAGACGAAAAGCATTTTTATTATACGGCACTGATAAGCGTATGGATGAAGTGCGCGGACAACCATTGCTGGCTTTGATCTTGCAATCAATTAAAGAGATAGACCGCTATCGTGATAGCGTGCAACGTAAAGCATTAATCAATTCTTATCTTGCGATGTTTATTAAAAAAGATCAGCCAGTTTTAGGGACCGCTCCAATGACCGGCGGCGCGGTGCGCGTGGATAATATCACCACGGCAGGCGGGCAAGCGGGTATTACTGATGGCACCGGGACCAGGACCGTTCCTGTGACCCAACATATTCCCGGTATGGTGATGCAAGAATTGGCCCCTGGTGAGACTCCGGTTGCTTTTGACAGTAGCGGCAGCAATTTAGATTTTGGGCCTTTTGAGGCGACGATTATTAATGGCATGGCCTGGGCATTAGAAATGCCTCCTGAGATTTTGACGCTTGCATTTACCAATAATTATTCCGCAAGCCAGGCAGCAATAAACGAATACAAAATGTTTCTCAATCGCACGCGGCGCGGTATTGGTCGCGGTTTGTGCAAGCCAATTTTTGCCGAGTGGTTTACTGCGGAAATAGTCCTGGGAAAAATTGTCGCGAATGGCTATCTGGAAGCGGTGCGCGATCCCAAGCAATATGATATTGCAACTGCCTGGTTGCTCAGTGATTGGACCGGGGCTATTAAGCCATCGACTGATATTAAAAAACAAGCCCAGGGTCATGAGATCATGGTGGATCGTGGCTGGATTACCAATGCCCGCAGTTCGCGCGAATTAACCGGAACCAAATTCAGCAAAAATATAAAAACGATTGAAAAAGAAAATATTCAAAAAGCGGCGGCGTTGCGTCCGCTCCTGGAACTTGAACAAGAATTTGGCGCGGACAATACCAGGCAGGCAGAATCCGAGCTTGATAATGTGAGAAATGGCACAGGCGCAAAAACAATTCTTTCAGAAATGGCGGCTATGGCTGCGCGAATCGATGAACTAGAGGAGGTATTAATAGATGGCTAATAGCGTGACGATAACTTTAAGCGATTCAGTTTGGACTGACATTAGCAGTATTGCTGCAAATGGTTTGGTTTCTAATGAATCCAATTATCCCATACTCGTCAAAGAGGCGGCGACTATTCCAGGCGCTGCTGATATAACCGGGCACACGATTTTTGCAGGCCCCCAGGGTTTTTATAATTGGGCTGGGGTCTCACAAACCATATGGGCGCGGGCGATGCCTGACACTCCCGCACCAGTGAAAGCTGAAGTGACGAGAGCATAAGAAAATGGCAATCATTGTATGGAGCGGAACGGGTCTTGCGAGTCTTGGCTCAAACTGGGTCGGCGGCATTGCGCCAACGAATGACGACACCGCACGTTTTAGCGTTGCGGGTGGCGCGTGTACTATGGATTTGTCTATCGTGTTTGAAATGGATGTGGATACGCTCTATACCAGTGTGATCACGCAGACGGTAACACTTCATGTTCGTACTGATTTTATTCTTGTTACGAATGGTACACAAAATTGGATTACAAATGGCAACGACCTCAACGTCGATGGCAATATAACCGTTATAGGTATAGGCTCAGGTATCGTCCACAATGCAGGTGGAGCGATTCGCTTTGGTGGCAATATTGACTTAGATATTGGAGACTACACATCTCCTACCGTTATCCATCACAGCCTAGCAACACCTACAGCAGCAAAAACACACGCTGTCAGCAATGCCTCAGGTTCAAAATTTGTTGATCTAACCGTTGTTGATAATCAATCAATTGGTGGATCTATTAGTTTTTGGGCTGATAACGTAGCATGGGGTGCGAATATAAACATAACCGGCTCTGGACTATTAGTTGCGAATAGTGCTGGTACAGCATGGACAGGCGTTGCGAACATCACATGGAATGGTGACAGCATTAATAGTATTGCCCTGAGATGGAATCAGTTAACCCAGTTCCCTGTTTCTGATTATGGAAATATAAGACTCGAATATCGGTCTGACACTGATTTTGGAGTGGGAACATATCAGACAACTGGGTTGCTTAGCCTTGGGTTCAATTTTGGAACCTCGAATTTAGATATGCCATCGGGCTGTACGTTTTTACTTGGCGACTTAGATATTGGTGTTGCAGGTAGTCCGACGCTGGGATGCGTGCTCACGCAAAAAGCAGGGTCTTCACTGCAAGTCACAGGTGATGTGATTGTCCGCCAAGATGACACTATCGAGGAAAATAAATGGGTTCGCGAAGCTGGTGTGTTTAATACTCTCATTGGTCGTGACTTTATTGTTGAAGCAGATGCTGGAATCGATTTCACAAACGATACATCTACCATTTCAGTAACTACGAACATAGACATAAGCCCACAATCATCATGTGAATTTGGACAGTCAGATCTTGTTCATGTGGGAACCGGTACGGTATCGAATGACAGTCTCACAAACAAATTTGCGGGATTCAAAATTGCAGCAAAACCCCAATTCATGCCTTTGTTGTTCCAATCGTGGAACAGGTTTATGAGCATCGTACTGCTAGCAGATTCAGATATGAAGACAGAGCCTGTAACCAGTGGGCCATTGATGTTTATGATGTCCGGTCCAGCGGGGCCAGCTAATTGCATGTTCCAGTTTACGTTTGTGCCAAAATTTCCGCCATTAAAATTCATGTCACCAAAGAGCACGATTGCCATTGACCCAGTGCCTACGAATGTCGTATTTTCTGCATTAATAAATTGCTCATCGATCAAAGGGTCACAGCTCAATTCTTTACCATTATAATCAAGTGTGCCACCACCAAATGCCATGACTTTATCACCCATACGAGTTCTAGCTGCGAGC